GTTGTAAATATATTATAAATACTACTCTTTCACATGGTGATGATCCAAAAAGGCGTTATGTTCGTTTCACAGTAAACACGTTGCAAAATTACATACGCACTTTCACCAAGTTTGGGAAATTTCAGTGTAACGATAGTTGTGCATGCAATAATAGAGTAGCTCTCATAGAGAGAGTAATTTTCAATGCTGGTCCCGATAAAAACCAAGGGTTGTACCCGCAGTCACAACCCTGGGCTCTTGAACGCGTTAAACGTGTGTTCCGCGCAATGGCCCAGAATTTCAGAGATCATACCGCACATACTCCTCTTACTGCCGAGGAGACAATGTTGGCATTCAAGGCTAAGAATGACAACATCAAGTCCCAACTGGAGATGTTGGACTTTAATACGTGCGTCAAAGACCCGGAGCGTTACAAGCGGTCGTATGAATACTGGAAGGAAACACTATGTCTACCTGGAACAGTGGATTTTACGTTGTGTCCATCAATACATTTGACAAATAAGTGGGGTAAGGTCAGGCCTTTTGCTAAGGTGGAGTCCATTTCAACGGAGAAGTGGCCTCGTAATATTTCTCCTAGGCACCCGCACTTCAATTTCATCTGGGCACAATTCACAAAACCCTTAGAGGCATATTTCTATAAAAATTTAGGGGCATATGGTGCACTAAAGCGTTTCAACCCGCACGGCAATGAGGCCGGCATCCCTAATCGATACATTGGGAAGGGTTTGAACAAATTGCAGCGTGGCAAGCTGTTAGAGTACAAGTATAATTTCTTCTACAAGATCTGGAACGTTATTCCCATCGTTTTGTCTACAGATTGTACCGGCTTTGATGCACATATGACGGAGCTTTTCATAAACTTGGAGGTACTATTCTTTTTATTATGTTATTTGGAATATAAGCGGTGGCTCAAAGAGTTCTTAGGGGTAGTGATTGAGAATGACATGATATCTGATCAAATCAGAATCTGGCTGAAAGGAGGCCGGATGTCCGGCGACATGCATACAGGCTTCGGAAATTCCATGGATGTCTGTGCCATGATTATCGCGTTTTTTGATTGGATTGGGATTCGCCGTTACGACATTTTGTGTGACGGTGATGACACTTTGGTGTTCATTCACCCCGATGACTTTGAGGTTGTACCTATAAAGATGAAGGAGTTCTTCTTGGCATGTGGTCATGAATTGAAGATTGAAAAGGTCGCCCGCACAATATTTGACGTTGAGTGGTGTCAAACGCGGCCAATTCGTGTGTATGATGATAGTGAAGGACGAGAAACGTTCGTGATGGTCCAAAACCCCTTGAAGACTTTTGCCACAATGGGATCACACATTCACTGTCGCACGCCCGACGAAGCATACAGCTTCTTCGCGGATGTGCTCTACGCGTATTCAATTATCTACCACTTCATTCCACTCTATTCCGGCCTGGGCGGTCTCCGACAAGGGATCAAGCCTAAAGGTCGAACAATTCTTCCCGGTCTGGCCGAACAGTTGGTCCACCGTGAGCAGCACCTGAGATGTAGTTCAAATACGTTGGTTGACTGGTGCAACGCTTTCGGGTTAGGGCAAGCCGACTTTGAGGGAGTCCATGTGGATCCAAAACATTTGATGGACAGCATGAAGGGTGTGAACTGGAGGGAGTTCCATCAGACGAGCCACCGTGCACCGACGGTTGGGCTGACGTACACCAGTAGTTCCGTTTAGAAAAATTCCCACTGGCGAGGGGAGGGTCCTGGTCCAACATTCAAC